TCGATGACGCCGACGATGTCGAGGACGATCGCGCCCGCCGCATCGTGCGCGACCAGACGCCATGACGAGCCAGCATGGTCGAACACCGTATCGCCCGGACCGCGCGGCTGGATGATCGGCGGACGCGCGTCATTGCCGCGCCAGATCTGAAAATCATATCGCGCCGGCATGTGCGTTCCCCTAATTGATCACACGAGCCCGAGCGTGGTCTTGTGTCGGCGTCACGCCACCTTGAACTTCACCTTGGCGCCGCGCGACGCTGTGTCTTCCGTCCAGGTCAGCGCCGTCAGGTCCGAAGGAATCGTCCCGAACGTCTGGCCGGTCGCCTGCCAGCCGGAGCGCGTCATGGTCACGAACGCGCCGGCCAGCGTCGACGAGCCGAATGTCGTCATCGCCATCGAGTTGACGCCGACCGCGAGATTGGGCGTCACGAACGTCGTCGCGTGCGAGGCGTGCGACAGCCAGGCGTAGAGGCCGCGCGGCAATGAGATCGGGCCGCCGGTGATCGCCGCCTCGAACGCGGTGTTCGCCGTTCCGGCCGCGAAGGCCGCAGTCTGGAACAGGCGCGTCTGCGGCTTCATCGTCGCGGGGTCGACGCTGGCTATGGCGACCTGCGCCTGCCCCGCCGCGTTCACGGTCGCCGTCGTGCGCAGCGCCAGATGCGAGACGGTCACATCGCGCGGAATGAAGCCGATGCAGGCGTAGAGCGTGCCGACGACTTCCGAACCGGTCGAAGCGTTGTCGCCGTTGAGGCCGTCCGGCTCGTAGTAGGAGCCGGCGAGACGCGGCCACGCGCCGCGCATGGCGATCATGCGCGCAAGCTGCGCGTCGCTGATCTTCTCGCTGTTCTGCGCGGCGCGCGCCATTTCGAACTCCATCGCCGCCGTCAAATTGGCGTCGGCGATAGCCGGCAGCTGCTGGATCGTCGCGTCAGCCATTGGAATGCACCCTCTTGTCGGTTGGGGCGGACAGGCGCGCGCCGTCGCCAGTGAGCCTCACGAACGTCTCCTCGACGCCGATGATGTCGGTCAGCGCGCCGACGCACGCGCCGACGCCGCGACGGCGACCGAGCGCGTCGAACGGCCACAAATGCTTGCCCGTGGTCGCGTTGACCTTGGCGGCCGGCAGCGTCCCGGTCACCGTTCCGTCATTGGCGAAGGTGAGGCCTGCGACTGTCGTGTTGGTTCCAAGTCCCGCATCGCTCACCACCGCATTGTGGGTGACGACGAGACCGTTCGTCGTCGCGTCGAAGATCGCATCCTTCTGGAAATACTTCGCGACGTTGTTGACGAACATCGACCGGCGGATACCGAACGGATCGGCAGTCCCGGCGACACGCGGATAGACGCCCTGCGAACAGGTGACATAGGCGATCATCAACCCGTCGAAGCCGCCGCCGAATTGGCAGACCTGAACATTGTCAGGCTGCACCATCACCGTGTTGAGGATCACGGCGTTGCGCAGCGTATGGCACTCTTTCCACGCGGTGAGCGCCGTCACGTCGGCGTCGAAGGCGGCATTCAATGTGAAGCTGTTCGGGTCGGAGGCCGAGACCACCTGCCGCCAGTGGCGGGCGTTCGCGCCGCTCTGCGGCGAGATCAGCGTGCCGACCGCGAACAGCCATTGCGCGCCGGTGTCTCCGGCCGCCGCCGCTCGCGCGTCGCCCATCACGGTGACGGATCGCGTGGCGGCGCTCTGCGTGTAGATGCGCCAATCCTGCCCCGCCAGCGCGCCGGTGAGGAAGCGCAGTCGCGCATGGTTGCTGGCGCCCGTCGCCACGTCGAGAACGGGATCGCCGGCGGCCCATGTGAAGGTCGTGCGGTTGTTGACGCTGTCGTAGGTAAGCGCTCCGGTGATAGTATGGACGTTCTGCGCCACCGTTCCCGACGCGCCGACCGTCGTGATTGGCTTCACGCCGTCGAGTCCGCGCTGCGTCAGGAACACCGACTGAAATTCACTGTTCGCCGCGCCGACCGAATTCCAGACGCCGCCATTGATGAACATGTTGGTGACCGGCGCGACCGCGCCACGATCGCCGTTGGTCGGAACGAGCGCTTGCAACGTGTCCTGGTGAGCGACGCCGTAGGGAAAGACGAGATCGCCGACCTGCACGCCGGCCGACACATCGCCCGTTACTTCGATGGTGCGCGTCGCCGCGACCATCGTCGGCATGTGATATTGCTCGCCGGCCCGCGCGCCGGTGAGAAAGCGCAGACGGAAGTCGCCCGTGCCATTCGTGACGTTGGCCATTTCTGTGCCGGTGTTGCCGTTGGCCGCGGTGATGACGAATTGCGTGCGCGGGCCAGCGACGACGGCGATGCTCTCGATCGGCGCGGAATTCTCGGCGATCAGCCGCTGCTCCAACAACGACTTGACCGTCTTGCGGAGGTTCCACTCCCATCGGTTCGCAAGGGAATCGTTGAAGAGCGAGAACGCCTGAATGTCGGCCGAGGCGAGGAAGTGACTGTCGACAGCATGGTTCACGCCGACAGAGAAGCCCTCGATCGTCGTGCTCTTGGCGCCGATGATTGCCCCGCCGGTCTCCGTCGTCCACTGCAACACCTGCCGGTATCCCTCCGGCGGCCCGACGCGCGAAGTCGTCGAGAAGCGATCGAAGACGGTGCAGTTGAAGAAGTTCACATAAGCCGGCGCGCCGTTGTTCTGCGACGTCGACAGAGGCAGCATGTTCACGCTGTCGGCGCAGTCGAAGCGCAGGCCATGGAAGGCCACCATGTTCGCCTTGATGCGCCAGCTCCCGCTGTCGAGCGAGCGGCCGCCGAGCCGCCGAACGGTGCAGGAACCGGGCGTCTCGGCGACGAAGCGGACGGGCGCAAGCAGATCGCGGCGTAGGTTGACGTAGGTCGTCGTCTCGTCGAACTCGCCGGTCGCGTCGGCCGGGATACGGAATTCAGCGTCGGACCACGACGCGTCAGCGCAGACGTCGATACATTTCGCGATGCTCCGCCACGCCGTCGCCGGCGTGAGGCCATCGGCCGCGTCGTTGCCATCCGGCCGCAGATAGCGCAGCTTCCGCGTCGCGTCGGCCTCGCCCATCGTCGCCAGCATGATCGGCCGGGAGACGCGCTTGATGTAGCCGCGGACAGGAACCCAATCCACGGTGAGCATAGCCAAGCCGTCATGCGCGCCGCTTTTCAGCCGCACGGCGTAGCCGGCCTTGCCGCCCCACGATATCGGCTTCGTGAGCACGACTGGCGCGGCGCTTTCGAGATAGACCCGCACTTCCGCCAGCGGCTGGATGTCGGGGTCCGCCGACACGCCGGCAATCCAGAGAATCTCGCCGGCGGGATCGCTGATGCGCTCGTAGGGCAGCATCGTATGGATGCCGGCAGCGTCCATTTCGAAGCCGGAGCCGCGCAGCGCCGTGTCGAGCGCCGGCGGGGCGACGAGGCCATAGCCTGCGACGCCGCCGGTCCAACCCGCGTCCGGCGTCAGCGTCGGGATGGCTGGCATGACGGCCCCGCCGCCGCCGCCGCGGCGGCGGCGGCGGCCGACGCCGATGTGAGGGCCGGGCATCAGGCGTAGCCGCGCAGGCCGGTCGCGGTCGTGCCGGTCGCCCTGACGGCGCGGACCCGCCAGTCGAGCGTCTCGCCGGCGAGGACAGGCTCCGTCGTCTGCGTCCCGTCGGGCCAGACCACGACGACGTTTCCGGCCGCGCCGGTCACGCGAATTTGCCGGGTCACAAGCGGCAGGTCAGCGCCGTCGTCCGGCGTGATCGCGAACCCCATGGTGATCGGGCTCGACAGGCCGATCGTGTGCGCCTGAAACGTGTCAGCCATCGCTCGTCCTCACATGCCGGTCAGAATTTCGATCTCGCGCAGCCGCGTCGCGACGACGTCGCCGGCCTGTCCCGCGGTGATCAGCGGCATCGTCGGCCCGGATGAAATCAGGCCTGCCAGACGCAGGCGCAGCGAGTCGCGATCCCAGAAGTCGACGATGGTCGTCGCGTCGCAGGGCGTCGAACGGAAGATGAAGTCGCCGGCGAGCGGCGCGCGCAGCGTCGGCTGCAGCGGCTGCACGATCTTGTTGTCGAAAGGCAGCACGACGACGCCGACGCCGTCGCCGGGACAGTAGCCGACGCCGACCATCGAATTCGCGCCGATCTGGCGGAGCTCGGAATAGCGATCGAGCAACGGCGCCTCGCGATCGGGCGGCATGTAGTCCGGATCGGACCAGTCCGGCCCGATCTCCCAATGCGCATAGTAGAGCGACAGCGCCCAGGCGAAAGGCGCGACGGACGGGCCCTTGAAGGAGATTTTGGCGAAGGCGTTTTCCGACAGCGTCACGCCGGACAGGTCGATCGGCGCCGCGACGCCGCGCACCACCTCGGGCCCATTAAGCCAGGCCGGCGGCGCCAGCGGCGCGGACGTATAGGGGCCGGCGGTCACGCCGTCGGCGAACACCTGAACCTGAAAGGTGAGCGCCGGGCGCACGCCGGACATGATCGTCGTAAAGGCGATCGGCCCATTGCCGAGCGCGCGGACCGCGTCGCGTCCGTAGGCGATCTGCACGAGCGAGGCGAAGTCGTCGCCCGCGGCGGCGATGGCCAGCGCCGTCGGCGAGCGCGCCGGCAGGCTGTTGACGATCTCGTCCGGCAGGGTCGGAAACTGGACGTTGGCCGGGCTGTCGGCCTCCCAACGCCAGCGATCGCAGATCATCTGATTCTGCGCGGCCGCATTGGCCTGCCACCAGCGGCGACGGAAGTGGCGATTGTCGGTGAGGATCTGCCGCCGCGGCCTGGGCAGCGCCGCGACGACGACGCCGGTCGTGATCACATAGATCGACTGCTCGGCCTCCGGATCGCCGTTGATGGTCAGCCGCTCGCCGACATTGAGCGCGAAGACGAGCCGGCCCTGCCGGTCGCGGCAATAGTAGAATCCGCCCGTGGCGCGATGCGGCAGAGGCCCGGCGTCGATCCATGCGCCGGCCGCGAAGGCGCCGCCCGCCGCGAACACGTCGCGCGCCGGCTGCGCCGCGATCAGCAGCCGATTCTCGTGACCGATCGGCGTGCCGTAGCCCGGGAATCCGAGGAAGCCGCCGCGCGCCGGCGTCGCCACATAGAGCAGCCCGTCATCCTCGAACAGGCAGGGCGGCTGCGCGCCGAGCGGCAGTCCGCAATCGACGACAGCCGTCCATGTGCGCAGATCGGTCGACGTCGTCGCCAGGCCGTTTTTCGACACGGTCGTCGAGGCGCCGTCGTCGCGCGCCAGCGCAACATAGCCGCCCTCGACCGCCGCGACATTCCACTCGACGGCGAGCGCGCCGCCGGGGCCGGCGACGCACAGCCGCGACGTCCAGGTCGCGCCATTGTCGGTCGTGCCGAGCGAGCGCAGATCGTTGCTCGTGTCGCCCGTCCCGGCGCCGAACACCATGAAGGCGTTGGCGCCGCCGACCGGATCGGGCAGCATCTGGCCGAGCGGCACGAAGGGATGCGTGACGTAGCCGGTGATGTCGACGACCGTGAAGGGCGCGCCGCCGGTGTCGCTATAGACGAAATTCCAGGTGTAGACGTTGGCGGCCGTGCGCAGCAGGATGACCAGGCCGAGACGGCCGCCGATCATCATCCCGCCGGCGGCGAAATTCGCGTTGGCCTCGACGCCCTGCACGCTCTCGACCGTCACCTCGCCGGCGAGCGTGAGGAATGCGTCGTAGGACCATGCGAAATGCAACTTGCCGCCCGGCGAATTGCCGTGCTTTGGCGAGCGCGTGAAGAACATGAACCAGCGATTGCGGACGTCGTCATAGCCGATCGGGCCGTTCCACAGATGCGTGTTGGCCTCGGCGAGCGCGAGGCGCGCATGGCCGTCGAGCGGATGCGCCGGCAGGCGGATCGGCCGCATGCGGGTCGTCGTCGCGTCGCGGAATCCGCCGTTGAAATAGCGCGCCCGGCGCGGCATGGCCGTGACGCGGCAGACCTTGCCGCCGAGATCGACGTCGCGACCCGCCGCCACGGCCTCGAGCGCCGCGAAAGCGGCCGTCTCGGCCGCTGCGTCCGCGTCGAGATTGGAGCCCTTGACGCCGAGCTGCGCCGCGGCGATCACGCCGGGGCGCGGCCGGAACGTCCACCAGGCGCCGTCGGCGCTCTGTTTCGCGCCGGTCGACGAGCCGGCCGCCCTGATCCAGTCGCCGCCGCCGCCGTCCTTCGCCTCGTAATAGCCCAGCGCATGCACGACCTGCACGCCGGCCGGGATCGTCTCGGCCGGGATGCCGGCGGCCGTCGCGACGAACCAGCGCGCGCCGGCGTTGGCGCCGGCCTCGAGCGTCGTCAGGCGCGCGCCGGCGCCGAGCGCTTCGAGCGTCGCGACGCGATCGTTGAGCGCGGTCAGCGGCGGCGCGGCGCCGGCGTCCGTGACGTCGACCCAGGAGATCGCCTCGACATCGGTGAGTCCGGAGCCGCCCCAGGCCTCGACATAGGGCCGGACGTAGCGCGCATTGGCCGGCGCGACGTGATCGACGCCGGTCGCCGCGACGTGCGCCACCGTGGCGCGCACGACGATCCGCCCATCCGAGACGCGCAAGTCGAGATTCTGCCAGACCTGCGTCTGCGCGACGAGGCGCGTCTTGTCCGCGCCGTGCCAGTCGAGGCCGGCGCGCACCGCGTCGTTGCTCGGATCGGGCGCGTCGGCATGGCGACGCACCGCATAGGCGACGGAATAGGTGCGGCCCGGCTCGAGCGCAAACAGCCAGCGCGAGGCGACGACGCCCGCGCCAGAGACGCGCGCGACGGTTCCAAAAGACGAGGCGGCGAGATCGGCCGCGGCGAGCGGCGTCAGCGCCGCTTCGCCCTCGCCGAGCGCGCGCACGAAATTCTGCGGCGCGTCGCCGGGCCGGTGATCGAGCGCCGAGGGCGTGACGATGGCGCGGTCGCCGGCGATGCGCGCCGCCGCCTCGGCGTCGACGCGGCCGTGCAACGTCGCCAGATCGAGAAACACCTTGTTGACCTTGTCGCGGCCGTCCGTGTCGCCGATCTGGATCGGCGCGATCTGGGCATAGGTCATCACCAGGATTCCACGAGTGAGAGATCGAACCGGCCGGTGCGCCCGACCAGCGACGACAGGTCGCCGGCCTCGGCGTCGGCGAGACGCGTCAGAAGGCGCAGATCGCGCAGCAGCACCGGCGCGCCGGACGCGGCCGCTTCGCGCAGCGCCGGCAGGATGCGCACCACGGCGCGGCCGAGTGGGACGCCGGGAATCGAGCCGTCGCCCCATGGCTGCGGGTCCTGCCACGGATCGTCATGCGCCAGCTTGTCGCGCCACGCCGGGCCCGTATCCGAGACGATCTCGACGATGCGGTGAACGCGTAGGCCGATCCCGATCAGGGCGCCGACGCGCAGCCCTGCGCCATCGACGTCGATCGTCAGTTGCGTCGCCCGCAGCGGCGCGGCGGCGGCGAGGCGCGCCTGCGCGTGCGGCGGCGCGAACAGCGGCGCGCGTTCGCAGAGCGGCGCGGCCAGCGTCTCGCCCGATTTGAGCCGCGTCAGCATCGCCAAAGCCGCCGCGATCTGCTCCGGCCCGCGCGCGACGACGCCCTCGATGGCGACGCGCCACGGGCCGAGATCGCCGATCACCCGCTGCGACTGGCCGGACCGCGCGGCGCCGCCGTCGCGCCAGCTCGCCGTCAGATTCGGCACGGCCGCGACGAAGCGCAGCCCGGCGGGCCAGTCGATCATACGGTCACACTGACGGGGCCGAGCGGCGTCGCCGCGGCGACGCCCGAGTTGTTGAACGTGCGCACGAAGACGCGCCACTGGCCGGCCGCCGACGCGGTGACCGAGAGGCTCGGCGACGATGCAGGCGGCGCATAGCTGACCGCGACCGGCGCAGCGTCGACGAAGGCGTCCGTCGGGCCGAGATAGATGCGCGTATAGGCGTAGTCGGCGCTCGTCGGCGTATTCCAGCTCACGGCGATCGACAGGCTTCCGGCGTCGGACGCCGTCAGGCCGGAGCCGGACGAGGCGGGCGGCGTCGCATTGGCGACGACCGCGACCGTCGCGACCGACGACCAGGCGCCGAGCTCGGGATCGGCGGCGTAGCCGACGGTGCGGGCGTAGGCGCCGCGCACCTCATAGGTCGCCCCGTCCTGCAAGGCCTCGGTGACGCCGGCGAAGGCGCCGCGCGTCTGCATGGCGATCCAGTCCGTCGCGCCCTGCAGACGATATTCGAACCGCGCGCCGTCCGCCGCGGCGACGACCGGCAACGAGGCGAGCAGGCGCGCGATCTGCAGCCCGGTCGAGACCGTCGTCCGGTCGACGTCGACGACCATCCCGTCGGCCGCCGGGATCGCCGCCGCGGTCGATGTCGAGGCGGCGACCAGCGGCGCGGCGCCTTCCAGCGCAGGCGACCAGTCATAGCTCGAGGCGTCGAGCGTGACGCATTCGACCGCGCCGGTCATCGTCTCGACGTCGAGCGTGATCTTGCCCACGGCGAAGCTCTCGCCGTCGATCGCCAGCTCGGGCAGCGTCAGACGAAAGACGCGCTCGCCCCACAGACGCAGCGCCGCGCCATAGGTCAGGGTCAGCGTCATGCGTCGCCGCGGATTGGCGCGCGCCGAGAAGATGCGCGCCACCCGGCGCGCCTGGGTGAAGCTCGGCACGATCTGCGCGTCGAAGTCCTGCTGCAGGACGCCGCGCGCCGCCTGATCCTCGGCGTCCTCCCACGGGTCGCACTCGGCCGGCTGATAGTCCACCGTCTCCTTGAATGTGATCTTCAGGCGATTGAACGCGGCGGCGCGGCCGGCGCCGTTGGCGTAATCGTAGAGCAGCACGTCGGACTCGCCGATCTCGACCGTCGGCGCGACCCATGCGCCGCCGCGAATGCCGATCCTGCCGTCCGCCGTCGGATAGAGTTCGGCGTCGCAGGCGCGCAGCAGCGAGGCCAGCGTCGATCGCGGCTCGGCCGTCGCCAGATCTATCGTCGCCGACACGCGATAGCGCGGCTCCGATCCGCCGGCGGCGAGCGCCACCGGCTGGTCGCACAGAGTCGCGAAGGCGGCGAAGGCCGCGTCGTCGATCATCTGCGGCGCGATGCCGAAGCCGACCGGCACGCTGCGCGTCACGCCGCCGCTCGTGACGTCGACCCGGCGCGTGAGATAGTCGCGAATGACGAGAGCCGCATTCTCGGTCCACCCCGTCGCGCCGCTGCGCGGATCATAGATGTCCGCCTGGCCGCGCAGCACGACGCGCAGCGCCGGCACGCCGTTGGGCCAGACCTTGGCGTTGTTCTTGCCGGCCGAGACGCAAATCATCAGAGTCGCGGCGACGCCCTTGAGGCGATGCGCGCTCGACCACGCGCCGCCCGACGCCGAGACCAGCGGCGCGAAGGCCGCCTGCGTCATCGTGCCCGTCACCGATTGCGCGACCAGCTGCGCGCCCCACGGCGCCGGCGCGCCGGAGGCGAGCGACGCGCCGGCGTTCACATCGTTGAGCCAGTAGCTTTCGATCGCGTCGATCGGCCCCTGACAATGCGCCTGCACGGCATAGAGCGCGCGGCCGTAGGTCTCGTAAAAGGCCAGCGCGCCGCCGACCTTGTCGCGGCCATAGACGAGGAGGCGCGCCGGCACGGCCTGTTTGATCGTCTGCTGCTGCGGCGACTGTTTCGGTTTCTTCTGCATCGTCGCCAGCGCGTAGCTGACGCCGAGAGAGAGAGCGGTGATCACCGCATAGGCGGCGATCGAGGCGGTCGACACGCCGGCGATTGCGCCGGTGAGACCAGCCGAGGCGAACAGACTGGCGAGCGGCGCGGCGATCAGCTGCGGCATGCGACTCTCCAGGCCGCCAGCATCGGATAAGGGCCGACGCCGAAGCCGACCGCACTCTTGACCGCCCAGCCGCGCCGCGTGCGGATCGCCATCGCCGCGCCGTTCGGCGTCAGCACGACGCCGACGTCGCCGGGCAACGGATCGCGCGTCTCGACGAGGCCCGCCGCTTCGCATCCGCGCCGCGCGAGCTCGGGCAAGGGCGCGCCGCGCAGGATGCGCGCCGCGTCGCGCGCCGAGGCGCAGGCGCCGCGCCATGCCGCGGCCGGATCGACGCTGGCGGCGGCGACGACCCAGTCGCAGGCCCAGGTGCAGCAATCGCAGGCGCCCCAGGCGAAGCGGCGCCCGCCGGACGCGGCGAGCCATGCCGGCAGATCGGAGTTCACGGGCTCAGATCGGAAAAACGACGGTCTTGGACTGCATCGACGCGACGAACGCGGCGCCGAGATCGCCCGGCGCGCGCGCCTGCTGATCGCGGTCGGACAGGTAGGCGAAGGCCGGGACGGCGCGCCGCGCGAACAGCCATTCGGACGTGACCTCGACGATGCGCGTCTCGCGCGACGTCTGCTTCGCCTTCATCACGTCCATGCGGCCGAAATAGATCGGCAACGGCGCGTCGAGCGTCGACCAGTCCTCGGCGAAATGCTGCAGCCACACTGTGACGTCGCGGTCATAGGTCTCCTCGCGCGAGGCGAGCGCCGCGGCGAGCAGATCGGGCGCGACGCCGGACAGTGTGAACGTCACGCTCGGCGCCTCGCCGTTGACGGGAATTTCGATCGCCGACACCGAGCCGAACTCGCCGAGCCCGCGCCAGACGTATCCGCCCGCCAGAATGTCGCCGAATCCGCCCCAGACGCGCATCGGGCCGGACAGGAAATCGAATGAGACGAGCAGACCGGCGCGCACCGTCTGCGCGGCAAGCGCCGCCTCGAGCGCGGGCGAGAGCTGCATCAGCCGAACCGCATCTCGGCGTTACGAAACAGCGTATGCGCATTGCGGCCGACGCTCTCGGTCGCCGTCGCAACGGCCTGCCGCATGCCGGCCGCGACCATGCGCTGAATTTCCATGTTGCCGGTCGCCCCGCGCACGTCGATCGTCACCGCGCGCAGGCCCTGCGGCGCGGCGATCGCGGCGCGCCGCGGCAGCGACGGCGCGCCGACCAGACCGCCGTCGGCATAGCCGCGCAGGGCGGAGCGATGCAGCGCCGCGAGCTGCGCGACGCCGAGGCGACGCACGACGCTCGCCGGCATCACATATTCGCCGCGATGCACGACGCCGGCCGGCTCCATCCGCCCGCCGGTCCCTGTGTAACCACCCTCGGCATACAGCTGCGGAAATCCGGACGAGGCCGCGCCGCCGGCGCGGAAGCCGCCGAACAGCGCGCCGAACAGCCCGCCGACGCCGCCATTGGCGCCCTTCGATCCGAGCAGCCCGGCGAGCGGCCCCTGGCCGAGCAGCGCCGCCTGCAGCGCCGCGTCGGCGAGCTTCTTGGCGAGATTCATCATGGCTTTCGAGGCGTTCTCGCCGCCGGACACGAGGTCGGAGAAGAAGCCGGACAGCGACGTGCCGATGAACTGCTGCAAATCCTTGAACGACTGCTGCGCCGACTTCGCCTCGTCGAGCGCGATCTTGGCGCGCGCGAAGGCCGTGGCCTGCTCGTCGATTTTGGCGCGCAGCGCGTCGGTGACGGCGACGCCGTCCTTCTTGGCCGCATCGAGCAGCTTGTGCGCCGCCTCGGCTTTCGCCGCCTCGAACGCTGAGAGGCTCAGCGCCTCCTTCTCGCGGCCGAGCGCGATGATGCGCCTTTCGAGCGCCTCGGTCTCGCGCGCATAGTCCGATTGACCGCCGCCCTTGCCGCCGCCGCCGCCGCCCCCGCCGCCGCCGCCGCCCGCAGGGTTGCGAAGCTTCGCGGCGAGCGAGCCGTCGTCGCGCGGCGACAGCGCACGCGCGCGGCGCGCCTCGCGATCCTGTTCGGCGCGCTGATCGGCCCGCGCGTTCGCGGCGGCGCGGATCGCCTGCACGCGCGAATCGATGTCGCGGCCGACGCCCGCCACGGCGTCGCGCACCGTCGTCTGGTTGAAGCGCTTGGCATAGGCGTCGGCCATCGCCTTGCCGGCGCGGTCGCCGGCGCCGGCATAGGTGTTTTCGATCCGTCCGATCTGCGGCGCCACGATCGGCGCGAGTCCAACCGCGCCGCCAAGACCGTTGAGGGCGGCCGCGACTTTCTGCACAGCGCCATTGACCGCATCGATCACCGCATTCATCGCGTTGACCATCGTCTCGGCAATGGATGCGCCCGCTCCCTTCCACGCGACCGAGATGGCGTCGCCGGCGAACTGGAATGCGTTGATCACCGCGTCGATCGCGCTCGTCACCGCCGTCATGAACGTCGCGGCGCTGGCGGGAATGTCGCCGCTCAGCAGACCGGAGATGGTGTCGATCGCCGATCGCAGATCCGAGCGGATCGAGTCCCCGATGGCCTGGACGTCCGTCCTGATGGCGTCGAACGCGACGCGCGCATAATCGCCGAGCGTCGCGAGATCGCCGGCGATCGGCTGAACGGCGTCGCCGAACAGCGCGAGCGCCGCCGCAGCCGTGGTAATTCCCGCGATAATCGGGCCGCCGCCAAGGGCCGAGGCGATCGCAACGCCGGCGATGGCGGCGGCGCGAACCACCGTGTCGAGATTGTCGATAATGAACTGCGTCGCCGTCGCCACTTTGCCGGACAGGTCGTATTGCGTGGCGATCTGGCCGAAATAGCGCGTCAGCGACGCCTGCAGTTTGTTGAGCGACTGCTCGATCGTCGGCACGACAGTCCCAAACTGCCTTTCGATCGACTCCGCGCCCTCGAGCATCGCCTCGAAAAAGACCCTCGACGTGATGGCGCCATCGGCGGCCAGCGCCTTCAACTCACTGCGCGTCACGCCGAGCTTCTTGGCGACGAGGTCCATGATCTGCGGCGCGCCTTCCGCGACCGAGTTGAACTCCTCGCCGCGCAGCGCGCCGGTCTGCAGCCCCTGCGTGAGCTGCGTGATCGCCGCGCTCTGTGTCGCCGCGCTCTGGCCGCCGGCCGCGAAGGCCTTGGCGATCGTCTCCGTCACACGCAGAACCTGCGCCTGCGACGCGTTGAGATCGCGCGTCGAACGCGTCAGCCCGGCATAGAGATCGGCCGTCGCGCCGAGATCGGCGTTCGAGCGCACCGCGATATCGGTGACCTGCGAGGCGCGGTCCTGCGCGCCCTGCCGCGACAGGTTCGCCGCCGCGATCTTGTTGACGGCGGACTGCCACTCGTTGGCGTATTGGCGGATCGCGTCGACAGACAGATAGGACGCGGCGAGCCCGGACAGACGCCCGAGCGCCGCCCCCACGGTCGACGCCGTGGAGTTCATCAAGCCTGAAATGCGCGAATTCGTCTGCTCGAACGAGCGCTCGATCGACGCGGTCTGCGCCTTCGTCGACGCCGACGCCTGGGCGAGCGCGCGCTCGAAGGAGCGCGTGCGCGCCTCGAGCGCGACGACGAGTTTGGCGACGTCCTCGGCCATACGACTCTCAGGTCAGCGTGTCGGGCATGGAATCCATCACCGCGATGGTCCGGGCGATCTGCTCATCGCTCGGCGCGCCGAGCGCGTCGATTGCATCTGGATTGTTCGCGCCGATCCAGCCGGCGCGGACATGGGCGAACTCCCAGGGCGTCATCGCCCGGATCTGCGCCGGCGTGAACCCCATCGCGCCGCCGGCCCCGTAATAGAGGCCCCAGCGCGTCAGTCCGTTGCGCCGGGACCGGTCGTCGCGTCCGGCCCCGGCTCTGATTTTGGGGGCGGATCATCCTCGACGCCGAGCCAGAACGCGGCCAGAATCGCAAAGGCGACATCGCGCAGGCGGCCGACGCCCGTCTCGGCGTAGCGCGCCATCATCAGCAGGGCGCGCTCCGGCGCCATGCCGGCGCCGACGAGGCCGAGACGCAGCGTCTCGCGGATCATCGTCGTGGTGGCCGAATCGCTCGCCACGGCGCGCAGGATGACCGGGACGCCCTGTTTGCAGCGCTCCTCGAGCTCCTCCGCGCCGCCGATGGTCAGGCGAAAGCGGTGCGCGCCGTCGCCGAACAGCGCCTCGACCTCGCCCTGCATCAGGGCATCGCCACCGACGTCACCGAGCAGGGCCCATCGCCCGTGACCTCGAGCTTGATGGTGGCGCGCGATTTCAGCTCGGCGCTGATCTCGTGACGGATATGCGCCTTGCCAGAGAACAGCTTGTCGGGCGTCGCGCCGCCGGAGCCGGCGTCGGCGATGTAGAGGCGCACGGGGATCGACACGGTCGACAGCGTCGCCGCCTCGATCATCGTCTGCGCTTCGGGCACGGCGAATCCCTCGATCGAGATCGACCAGCCCTGCGCCGTCACGTCGGTCTGATTCCAGATCGGCAGGTCGGGCGAGTCGCAGTCCGGCACGCTCGAATCCGCGGTTTCCTTCGAAAAGGAAATGCCCCAGGAGGTGACGCCACACAACTTGGTGTAGACCGGCGTCGTATCGTTGGTGCCGAGATAGAATGCGCCCGCGCCGAATTTCATCGTGTTCGGAGTCGCCATAATCCTGTCCTCTCGTCAGGGCCGGGGCGGCCCGATGCGCCGGCGACGCCGGCTTTCAAAGCGCGTCGATGAGCGCCGTCACCGTGACGACGCCGTGCGTCGTCAACCCGTCCGGGTCCGCCATGTCGCGGACCTGCTCGATCGTCAGCGGCGCGGCGGACCATCCCTCCGTCGCCAGATCGGGAGTCCAGTCCCGCAGCGCGGCGCGAATCTGGCCGGCGAGTCGCCGGCATTCGACCGCGCCGACCGCCCGCGACCAGACATGCAGCGTCGCCGTCAGCGTCAGCGGCTCGACGCAGGCGCCGCCCTCGTCCGACTGCTCGATCGCGCCGATCTCGACATGCGGAAAGGCGACGTCCTGCGGCGCGCGATCATAGACGCGGCCGCCGGCGAGCGGCGCGGCGGCGCGCAGACGGGCGACCAGCGCCCTCTGCAGCGCCACGGAGGCGGCGTCAGCCACCCGACGCGCCTTGGGTCAGACTTTTCTTGACCGCGCGCGTCATGGCGCTCCTGGCGCCGCGGCGCGCCGCGCGCCATGTCGGATAAAAGAACGGCTGCGCCGCCTGACCGGGATGTCGTTGGCGCCCGCCCCCCTTCAGGGCGCGCTTGAGGCGAGTCGACAGCTTCGGCCTGGCGAATCCGCCGAGTCTGTGCGGCCTGACGCCGAACTCCACGCCGAGCGCGTAATCCCACATCTCGCCGGACCCCTTGCGCGCCTCGACCATCGTCGTCGCGCCGCCGGCCGTGATCTTCTGACGCGCGCCGCCGGCCTGAGCCGTCGCCTTGATCGAGGCGACCAGCACACCCTCGTCGACCGGCGCGGCGAGGCGCATCTTTCCGACGATCCGGCTCGCCTCGGTCTGCGTCGCCCTGGCCAGCGCGTCGCGCGTTCTTTGCGGCATGCGCGCCAGCCATCGCAGCAGAGTGTTGCGACCCTGCATCGCCATGATCAGGACTCCTCGACCACGGCGTCGCCCGCCGCGGCGATGTGATGGGCCGGCATGAGCCCGCGCCAGCCCGCGGGATAGACGATGATCTGTCCCGGCGCGGCGCGCCGATCCTGCCGCAGGCGGCGCGCCTCGAAGGCGCGCAGCACGCGCACCCGCCGCGCCGCATCGGCCCGTTGCATCACGTCGCGACGCCCGCTTCGCAAACGAATTCGATCGACGCGGCGTCCGGCCGCGGCGTCACGGCGCGGATCTGCATCGGCAGATCGGCGTAGGGCCCGGCGACGATGACGACGCGATCCCCGGCGCCGATGGTCCGCGCCGTGGGCCCGGCATGCACGGTGAGCACGCCCTCGAGCGTCGATTCCAGCCGGCCCGCCTCGAGCCGCTCGCGCCCATGCGCGGCGCGGAAATGCGCGGCGAGCGTCGCGACGACGACCCAGCCGCCCTCGACATTGCCATAGCCGTCGTCGACCGGCGCGGCGCGGCGCTCGAAGCGAGCGCGGAAAGACAATCCGCCGGCCGGGATGCTCATACGAAGCGCCGACGATAGGGCGCGATCAGCGCCTCGACGGTCGCGCTCATCGGAATGGCGTTGACCGCGCCGGTCGCGGCGGTCTCGCGGAAGCGGAACATGTCGCCGACCATCAGCAGGACGGCCTGCCGCAGCGCCGCCGGCACGGCCGGCGCATCGCCGTAGCCGGCCGTGAATGTGACCGTCGCAGGCGCCGTCCGCCGCGCCGCCAGAGCCGGCATATCGAAGTCGGCGAAAAACTGCACGACGCTGCCGCTGGTATGCTCGAGCGGCGCGCCGTAGGCGGCGGGATCGAGCGTCTGCGGCGCGTCGTCGGCGTCGCGATAGGAGATCGACACGCCGCCGCAATTCGGGAACGGCAGCAGCAGGTGACGGTTGCATGGCCAGGCGGCGAGGTCGATCGCCCAGGTCTGCGTGACGAGGCACCGGCCGAGCACGCCGGACCAGCCGTCGAGATGCGCCGTCGCAGCGGCGATCAGGCTCTCGATGAGCGCATCCTGATCGTCGTCGTCATAGCGCAGATGCGCCCGCGCCTCGGCGACGCCGACGACCGCCTGGGCCGGCGGCGCGATGCGGCGGGGATGAAACATCAGCGCGCCTTGTTGCGCGGCGCGCGGTCGGCCTTGTCGCGCAGCGGCGGCTCGGCCTTCGCGCCCGCCGCGGCCAGCGGCGCCAGAACGCCGAGCGCGACGAGATGGGCGACATCGGCCGGCGCGGCCTCGCGCGTGTCGCCGGGCGCATAGGCGCGATCGCCATCGTGATGGCGCAGGACGCGATAGGCGGCCATGGTCTGCTCTCCGGGAAAGATGCGGGACGCGGCGCGCCGCGTCCCGCTCGCCTGTCGGTCCGACGTCAGGCGACGCGGCCGAAGTCGCCATAGATGAACGCCTCGGGGCGATAGACCGCGAGGGCGAGCCGCTCTTCGGCGAGAATGGTGACGAGATTCTTGATGAAGTCGTCGTTGACGTAGCCGGTCTCCACCCGCGCGTCCCACCGGTCGAACAGCTGCGCGCCGAGGCGGAACGCGCCGGTGAGGAACTTGTCGATCGCGATCGCCTGCGTCGTCACCACCGGCAGGCCCCACAGCATCGGACGAACCGTCCCCTGCGGATTGCCGATGATGTAGCGGCCCTGGCTGTCCTTGAGCAGCTCGATCCATGCCCAGTCCGCCGGATGCATGACGTGGCCGGTCGCCGGGAATTCGGCGAGCGCGGCCTGCAGCATGGCGAGCCGCATCATGTCGATCGACGTGGCGGAGCCGATGGTGATCGGCGCCGAATAGGCGGTCGCCTGCGGGATGATGCCGAGCAGGTTCTGGCCCGTGCCGTCGCCGGTGAGGAGCTGCTGCTCCTCCTTGAAGGCGAGGCCGTAGAGCAGGCGCTGGTCGATCACCGAGCGCAGCTGCGCGGCGTCGGACAGAATCTGGCGCGAGGCCTTCATCCAGTGCGCGATGACGCGGGCCGACGTCGTGATCAGGTCGAACTTCAGGTCGGACTCCGGCTTCGACGCGCCTTCCGCGACCATGCCGGCATTGTTGTTGAAACCCGTCTCCTTGACGTATTCGAGCGTCGATCCGTCCATGCGGCCGGGCGAGATCAGATCGCGCACCGTGAGCCGCCGCTGCGGCAGATCGAGCACGCCGGGCAGGCGCGTGGTCTGCACCAGATCGCCGGCCGCGCCGTCCGTGTTGGTCGTCGCCGAGGTGATCGTCGCCTTGACGCGCATCTCGGCGAGATTCTCCTGGAACGAGACCGACGCGTTCTTGCCGCGCGAGAATGAGCTGTCGCGGAACGCCGCGAACTCGGCGCTTTCGACGAAGCGCTCGCCGAGGCTCTTGAAGCTGTCGCCGCCGCCGCCCGGCTCGCGCGCGAGCTTCTGCTCGAGATCATCGAGCCGGGCGCGCGTCTCGTTCATCCGGATCAGCGCCTCGTCGGCCTTCTCCTTCAGGCCCTCGGCGAGCGTGACGCCCTTGCGCGACTCGCCCAGCGCCTCCTCGGCGATCGCCTTGACCGCATCGTGCTGGCGCGAGAACGCGGCGCGCACCTCATCGGCGAGCTCGGCCGCCGTCTTCATCGGTTCCGTCATGATCGAAATCCCTCGTGATCTGTTCAGGCCCGGAGGCCCCGGGCGAGCGCAGCGATGAACGCCGCGCCGTCCTGTTCCGCCCTGGCGCCGTCGGACTCGCTCCGAATGGCGTTCGCATAGCCGCGGGAGGCGATCCGCACGGCCATGCTTTTCGGGAAGCCGGCGTCGCGCAGGACTCCCTCGAATTCCCCGATGCCCGGCGCATCGCCGCCGCGCAGACGCGCCGCGAGGGCGGCGAGCGGGTCAGACTTGACGCCGTCGATCCGCGCGCGCGGATTGGCCGGGATCGAGACGATGCTGACCTCGAACAACGCCACCTTCTTCAGGATGCGCGCCGACTTGTCGCTTTCGTCGACCGCCTCTTCGCGATAGCCGATCGACAGTCCGCGCACCGCTTTCTCGCGCAGCAGGATCAGCGCCTCGTCGGCGCGGCGCACGCCTTTCAGCAGCCGGCCGACGACGCGCAGACCCTTGCCGTCCTCGGCGATGTCCGTCCAGACGCCGATCACGTCGCCGGGATTGTGATGCCAGAGCATGATCGGCGCCGTGCCGTCGCGGCGATGCCGCGCCAGCGAGTCGACGAAGGCGCCCGGCGCGACCTTCTCGCCATAGGAATCGAGCACGCCGAATACCGAGGCGTAGCCCTCGAAGACTCCGGCGCCGTCGTCGAACGATTTGATCTCGAGCGGGAAGTCGCGCGTGTGGGTCATCCGGGTGCATCCTGCTCGTCGAGAGTCGGCGCCGCCCCGATCGGCACGTTCTGCGCCTGCATGCGCGGCACGTCGCCGCCGGGCACGGGCGGCAGATTTTCGAGGGCGCGAACCTCGTTGATGGTCATCGCGCCGATCATCGTCATCTCGCGATAGTAGGCGGCGCGCGACTTGGAATCGCCGCGCAGCAGCCCTTCGAGATTGAACTCGACCGACAGGCCGGCGGCGCGATCGGCCGGCGTGAGCAACTGCTTGTCGATCGCCTGTTCGATGCGCACGAGGCGCGGGCGCAGCGTGTAGCGGACGAAACCGATCGTCTGCTGTTCGACGCCGGAGCCCCAGCTCGTCTGCTTCTCCGTGTGGCCGATCATGAAGGGCGGCACGCCGAAGAATCGACAGATCTCCTCGACCGAGAAGCCGCGCGTCTCGAGCATCTGCGCGTCTTCTGGCGTGATCGCCGCCTGATGCCACTTGGCGCCGCCCTCGAGCAGCATCGGCCGGCCGGCGTTCATCGCGCCGGAGAAGCGCTCGACCAGGCGCGTCTCGGAAATCGCGCGCTGCTCGGCGGTCAGGAATTTTTCAAAGGTGAGCAACCCGGACGGGCGCAGGCCGTTGCGGAACATCGCCGCCGCGGCCATGTCCGCCGAGCCGGCGATCGACAGCGCTCGGCGCGCCGCCGAGAGAGTCGACAACCCGCCGAGCGGGCCGCCGAACGGGCCGCGCAGATGCAGCACGTCGCGCTCGCCGAGGCGATAGGACCGGCCCTGCGCCGTCCATGCATATTCGATCGCGCCGGACGCGGCGCGGCGCGTCGTCACCTCCGATTCGATCGGCTCCAGGGCGACCAGACGCGCGCCGGAGAACAGTTTGCGGGCATAGGCGTTGCCGCGCAGCTCGAGCTGCGTCGTCACCATCGACCAGAAGTCGAACGCCGTCTGGTCGGCGTTCGGGCTGTCGTGAATCAGCGCATAGAGCGGATGCTCGCTGGCGGACGCGGCGCCCTTCGGGCCGGCGCGCAGCACGCGCAGCGGCATCGACGCCTGGACGCCGGACAGAAGATTGACGCAGCCCCACACCGCCGACAGCGCCAGCGCGCGCGACTCCGCCGCCTCGTTGGCCAGCGCCTCGGCGATCTCGCCGCCGCGCCGCTCGGCCTCGGCCATGACGGCGCCCGGCGGGCCGGCCCACCAGGTGCGCAGCTGCGACAGCCAGGTCACGCGGTCGCCGCCAGCGCAGACCAGTAGCCGTCGGCGAGGGCGGAGTCGCCCGCCTCGGGATTGCGGCTCATCAGATCGACCGCGTTGAAGAGGGCGAGCAGCGGGTCGATCTTGGCGACGCCGCTGGCCTGCTTGGTGACGACCACGGCGTTGCCTCTCAGTTCGGTTCGCGCGTTGCCGGCGCACCAGGCGGCGAGCGGCTGGCGGGACGGCGCCAACGTGCCGTCCTTCAGCTTGCGCGCCGCGCCCTGGATACAGCCAGACAGTCGATAGCCCTGCGGCACGCCGACCATCACGTCGGGCGGCACGCCGCGCGCCGCGATCGCATCGGTGATCGCCGCGACGCCGACCGGATCGAGGCCGACGCCGCTCTTCTCGGGCAGCAGGCCGGCGCGCCAGACCCGCTCGACGATGTCGGCGACGCCGTCGACATCCTCGTTGAGGCCGGCCTCGTGGCCGATGTCGACGACGACGAGATCGCCGTCGCGCTCAAAATCGCCGAGGCGCGCCGCGATCTCCTTGCGCAGATCGAGCACGCCGCGATCAGCCCAGGCGCGGAACCAGGCCAGCCAGCGCTTGGTGCCGCGCTCGCGGCCGAGAACGCAGACGCCGAGCAGATCGTCGAGGCCGCCGCCGTCGACGCCGATCGTCGCCACCTCGCTGCGCGAGAGCAGCGAGTCCAGCGTGAGCGGCTCCTGCGCGGCGAGCCAGTAGTCGACGCCTTTCCAGCGTCCGTCATGCGTCGCGACGCCGATCTCGACATTGAGATGCTGCGACAGCCACAGGCGTTTCTGCTGTTCGCCCTTGGCGACGGCCTCGTCATATTGCTCGCGCAGAACGTCGAGCGACACCGACCGGCCGAGATTCGGATTGACCTGCGCCCAGGCCTGCGGATCGAGCCAGGGCGCCGCCGCGTCGGACTGCATCTCCTCGGGGAATTCATAGAGCACCGGCAGAAGCGAGCCGCCGGGCTGGCGCCCGTCGCGCACCGCGCGGGCGAAGGTCAGTTCAATCTTGAAGGCGCCGGCGGGCGGGTCTTCCGACTGCGTGGTGATGATGACGCCGAACGACTCGGGGATCGCCGCGCGCGCGCCGCGCAACTGGCCGATGACGCGCGCCGCATAGGGCTGGCTCGCCATCACATGCAGCTCGTCGAGCAGCCAGCCCGCATATTTGCCGCCGGTCGCCACCTTCGGATCGAAGGTCGTGACCTTGAGGCTGGCGCGCGTCAGGCGATGCGTGATCTGTTTCAGATGTTCCTGCACATGCAGGAGCCGTTTCAGATCGGCGTCGAGCGCGATCATGCCGACGACGGCTTGAAACGCGGTGTCGGCGATCTCCTGCGTCGGCGCGAACAGTCCGAAACGCGCATTCGGCCGCTGATTGAGAATCAGCGCGATGAGCATCAGCCCCGCGCCGTTGGTCGTCTTCGAGTTCTTCTTCGGCACCAGCAGGAATACGCCGCCGACGCGACGAATGCCCGTCGTCGGATCGAGCGATCCGAACACCGCCGCGACGATGTCGCGAAACCAGTCTCCCGCAGCCTCGGCGAAAGTCGGCGCGCCCGGCACGTCGGGCAGGCGCAGCATGTCGAAGGCGCGCACCGCGCGCGCCGCCGCCGACTCGTCGAGAGGCAGCGATGGCACCAGCGAGCGGCCCTGCGCCAGGCGCTCGCGCCAGTCCGGACAGGAGAAATCCCAGCCGGACGATGCAGGCGAGGTCAATTGGCGCGGCCCGGGTCTGGCGTGAGAACGGCCGACCATGCGCTGGTCGCGAGCGTCTCGATCGCGGCCTGCTGGTCGGCCACCTTCTTGCCGATCGGCTCCTCACGCGGGCGACGCGGCTCGCTCGACGGCGCAGCCGGCGCGAGGCGCGCGAGCTCGACTCCATCGAACAGCTCGGCGAGAGTCCGCATCGCTGTGACGTTGCCCTTGCGCGCGGCGGAGTCGATCCGCGCGAGATTTTCGGCGCGCTTGCGCAATGCGCCGGTCTCGATCTCGTCGGCATAGGCGCGGCGGACCGTCGGCTCTGTGACGCCGAGCGTCCGGGCGATCTGGCCGGGCGTCCAGCCCGCGGCGACGAGAAGATCGACCCGCGCACGATCGGCCCGCGACGGGACATAACGCGGGCGGCCGCGGCGCGAGGACGCGTCGGCGACGACGGGTTCAGACTGAGGCGCGGGCGGTCGCGACGGCGCGGCGGAGTCGAAGAGCGTGTCGGTCGTCGGGCTGTCGGACACGCGACGAATGTCGTCGCTGAAATACTTGAGGAGAGTCGGGCGCGAAACGCCAAGGCGCGCCGCGATGTCGATCTGACGCATGCCGGACAAGGCCAGGGCGCGCGCCGTGGCGCGCTGCTCTTGCGTCGGTGTAAAGGCGGCGCGCATCGTTGCGTTGCTTTACTGGCGGGAAAATTGTGCCGTCAGCAAAAAAAACCTACG